GCGAACTGAATACCCTCATTATAGAGCGAGTCTATCTTGAGGACATAGTTCACGTCTTTCTGTAGATGCGACAACCCATCCATTCCCTGCGGACAACGCTTCAACAGTGACAAAACATCTGCGGCCCATTTGTCAAAACCAATAAGGAATCGATCAAGATCTGAGCGCCTAGAGAATTTCTCTCCATGCACACATTTCCCGATCCACTCAATAACAGATTCGAACATAGGACCAGCAGCTCTTTGAAACATCAAAATGTTCGTCACACTTCGGCACCGATCACCAAAGAACTTCAAAGTCCTATCACAGGATCCCAAAGTAGGTAGTCCAAGTGAATAGATCAAGAAGGTTGAGATCAGTGTGCCAATGATAGGCAAACACAACCAAGGTTGTCCCCAATCAATGCTGCCAACATCAATTGATTCAATAGTAGACAAAAAAGACAAGTCCATCTCGAGATGAGCAGGAACAGAAGAGGTTCCAAAATCCTTGAACATTCTACCAACAAAGCTGGCAAAACGCGCAAACACCTTTGGTCCCAATTCCGTAGCTGCTTCAATCAAAAAGACTCGAATACGGTAGGCTGGTTGGGCACAGGACGTCACATACAAAGTTTTAATCAGACGCAGAACACAAGAAATAGCACTCTCACCACCAGTTTGGATGGCAAAAGGTGCAAGGGCAGTCTGAAAGGAGTCAAGCACGGAATTTATCTTATCCATACCTTCATCCAACTTTGATGTGATACCAGAAACATTTGCGGAGACACGTGCAGACTCACCAAGGATAACATCAACCTTAGAGGTCATTGAATCCATGTGATTCCGCAGAGGGCGGATCGTGTCACTCACGTCTTCAATCAATTCTTTTGAACTCGCAATCATCTCACGTGCCTCTTCAGTCACATCTCCAAGTCCGAAAATCTGCAATGTGGCGTTCACTTCTTTCTTGTTTCGTGCCATAAATTCTCGTAGCGCAAGACTTGGCAACTCTGGGACGGCATAACGATTTGAAGTAACATAACGAGGCACATAAGCGCCCACAGTTTTGTCAAAACAGTAATCAATACCATCACGATCATCACCAACAAACTCAGCAAATTCAGTCACACCATGTTCTTCGATGTGTTCAAACTCCTCCTTTGAGATCCGAATGGTTTTCAACATTCCACGGGAATTCTGAACAACTTTTGTATATATTCCACACATTTTACGGCGTACCATCTCACCATGGGCCTTGGCACTCATCGACGTTATTGGACTCTCCAGGACAGCACCATCAAGAGAACTGAAGTCAGACTCCATTTCCAGATGTGCATTTACCTCAACGTTTCCAACATTCATAGCCTCAACAATGTTTTGAGACATCGTTCTATCAATCCATTCTTGAGTTTTCTCAACACGGTAGTTCGACCTGTTCTCATGGTAATTTCGCACGTCATACATCAAACACTCTTCTGATCGTTCTTCATCAAAGAAAAAGTTCGTTGGCAGTGGTGTACCGCTCTGGCACCAACCACAACCACAATACTTCGAATGTTTTCTACTGAGAATTCCATGTTGATGGTCACAACAAGCATTTCCACCACACACGCACGGAAGTTCTCCATCGCATGAATATCTGGAACTTGCGCAGTCACAATCATCGTCACACATCAAATCACTTCGACCACTGGAACAATTTTCCCAACCATACCAATCTCTGTGACAATGAACTTTCCAATTACGATTTGGATACAATTTCTGACGTAATCCAAGGTCAACCAACATACGACCAATTATCCACTGACGACGTTTCCTCAAATTTGCATTTCGTCTCGACGTATCTTCATCAATTTCATCACTGGTCCAGATCTTCTGAGGACCTTCGACTTTCCTAGTTTTCTTCCAGTTCTTACCACGATAGTAAAGTTTCCCTTTCTTCGTCAACCTGGGAGGGAAAGGTAAGACGCGGATAGCGGCTTTCATCGTCATCTCCTTATGATCACCTTTGATCATGATTTTCTCAGAAGGGCCGTGGGAAACGAGCTTTTTATTATTAGCAAACATCCCAAAGTTTTGTGTCTTATACTGTTAAGTTCGACAAGTTTAACAGGTTGTTACATTCAGCACAATACACAACACTCTTGTGCTACTCATTTATTCGGAATCAAAAGAAGAAACTGCTTGAAATCAATCATCTGGAACTGAGACTTCCTCAGATTGATAAAATAATTGAACAATGTACATGCTTACACTTGTAAACACAATCCTTTATACCATATTGATAACATTCAAATTGACTTTATATCACTGCCGTAATCTCAAAACATTAACGTCAAGCATTGCAAAACTAGTTAAGAGCCCGCCACAAGCAATTTCAATATGAAATATACCAATACATGTAAAAGCTGTAGCAGAGATGAAGATTTTCTTTGGCGAGAAAATCAACACTCATTTGTCCCAGCAGACAAATGACACACCTAATATACTTCCACGAGCGGTATATGAATAGATGCCTCCACTTTGGAATATTCAATTAATTTCAAGGTTATTCAAACATTTCAGGTCAAGGGTCGGTACCATAAATAAATAATTCAGGACAAGTTACACATGCACTTAATTATTGAGAGACTATATGATTAAGCCTCTCTATTTATAACTATATAACATAAACACTCAGCACATTTCATCGTGCGTATGTTATGGAGTAGCTAAAAATACACTAGGGGGACCAAGCAACATCCCAAATGAAAAATCATCCTTTGCTGCCAGATAAAGCTCTGATGGTTTGGTTTGTTCGTCAGAGAACACAACCGTGACAGTCGGAATACCAAAAGTCACAATGTTTCTACATGTAATTTCACGTCGACAAGTGCCATAGAATGGAACCTGAATTTCATGAAAAGGGTTCAAAACAGTTTTGGTTATGTGTCTAGCTCCTATACCTCTTTCACCATCCAGATGGATCTGTGATGTGATAGTATTAATATTACTATCAACATAAAAAACTTTATAAGACATTCCTCCTCTATAGAAACCATACATTGGTGCAAAACGACCGAGATATGTATCCCATGAAGCCCCGCATGGTTGAGCGAGGTCTGTTACCTCATCGGGCAGATGAGTCGCAAATTGATGAGATTTCACAAGCTGTCGCAATGATGTCAACTGTTCACCACATACATATTCAGTTGTATTAATTTGATCCGAATTAGTTTCGCCAAACGCGACAAATTTAGGGTTATTAACTACAGTGCCCACCGCAATTTGCAAATGGGCATTCACTTCATTTGATACTGGTGTTTCATTAGTTGCAAGACGAAGAGTCTTTGAGCGGGACACAAGACCAGCAAATTGACAATTCTTTGCATACTTAGAAACAACAATACCAATTTCACTAGCAACTGAATCAGGATGAATGAGAGGGGAAATGGACGTAACAGCTATTGTGCCTAAACCAAATGTTGATTCATCTGCTGGTGCAGAATCCAAAACACTACGAAGCATAGGACGAGTAAACATATAAGGTACACAAATCTCAAGTTCTGATTCTTGAGAAATATCTATAATTTGTTTATAACAATTACTAGTATCCACACCAGTAACTCCACCCATTTCACCAGGGAAAAAGACTACTTCTAGTCGACCTGCATGAAAAGGTGTTTTAACGAATTTAATTTT